AAAAGCTACAACCGGGAAAAACTCCGCTTTGTTGTTTGGCATATTGACGGCGAGAGTAAAGCGAGAGACCGCTTTTCCCTCTGCTGAGTACCTTGTCTCAGGATCTCGCGTAAGTCTCCCGAGTTCGTTCACTTGATTCATTTTTTATCCTCCTTGTGTTATGGTGTGACCGTTCTTGCCTCGTCCAGCTGTCGGCAGATGTTGTCATACTGGTCGCGTGTCAGATCCGCAGGATCATCGCACTGGTATAGCTGCTTGATCCGCGCCGCACATTGCTCCCGGCTCATTCCGGCGTCCTCAGCTTTTCGGTATAGCCTGCCGATACTGTGCTTCTGTGAGCTTTCGCGGAGCCTGCTGCCCTTGCTGACCGTTTTGGGTTGCGGTCTGCTGTGGTCTTGCCTGGCTCTGCCGCCGTTCGCTGATGTGTTCAGTGTTGTCAGGATCTTCCGCGCCCTGATCAATGCCGAGCATCTCGAAAAGGTAGTACTTGAGGCAGTAGGTGAGGGCGCTGCCTTTTGCTTTATCCGGTCCGCCGTCGTTGGTGCCGATTGCGTGGAGCGTGACGGCTTGACGATCTTCCGGGTTGTCTGCATCCACCCAGGTGACCTCGATGTCCGATTCGTACACCCACACCTGGCGGTCGTAGCCGTTGCTGGTGTGCTGCGTATATGCGGAGTAGAAGATCTCGTCGCCGTTTTCGGCGTGCCGGGTGGCTGTTTCGCCTGTTATTTTCAAGTTGACGTGCTGCTCGTTCATGGCAGGCGTCAAAAATCTGTAAATGTCGTCTATGCGGTTGAAGCTATACTTCACGCCATCGCTGCGCTTTTCCTTTGGCAGCGCTGGAATGGCTTTGCGGATCTCCACGAGCTTCTGCTCGAGGTTCAAAGGTTTGGCACCTGCTGCCGGTTTTGTCTCTTTTGCGTCTGGCGGTTTCTTTGCTTCTGCTTTAGTCGCTGACGTCTTGGCCGTGGATTGTGTTGTCATCAGCTGAGCCCTCCTCTCTGAAAAATCTGTGGCCGCCGATCGTCACCACATAGATCTGGGACTCGTGCCAGTTGCTGGTCGTTCTGTCCGGTGCGTAGAAGAATTTGATCGGCTCCGATGTCACCGCCCAGCCAAAGTCGAAGATCGCAGAGACTGCAAGCAGCGACTCTTTTGACGGTTCCGGGTGTCTTTTTGTGTATCGATATTTCTGCACCGCTTCCGTGGGACGGATCCCGTCATCCTCGCAAGCCTGGAGGATGCACTGAGCGACCGCTTCTTTTCCTGCAAAGCACTCGGCTCCAGCCTCAGCCTCGACCACACTGGCGATCTCCCATCGTTCGGCGTCTGTCAGCTCATAGCGGAGCGTCGTGCCATTTTCTGCCGCCCAGGAGCTTGCGAGCTCTTGAATATCCACCGCTGTTGTTTCTTCTGCGCCTGCTGCCTGGAAGTAGACCATGATGACCTCGGGCTGGATCGGTTCAACTACCTCCTCCGGCTCCGAAGAGCTTGAGAATAGCGGCGCGTCTGATGTGATCGCTACCGGGTGCTGTTCATCCTGCACCTCTTTCGGTCTCTGTCTTGCCACAACAACCGTCACGGCGATGATCGCCAAGAGAGCGGAGGCGCCTGCTGCCATGAGCTTGCGGTGGCGGATGATTGCCTTGCGCCTGGATTGCTTTCGTGCTATGATTGTTGTGGACTTCCTCTGAGTTGTGGGCTCCGAGACGTCCTTGAAAGCGTTCAGCTGTGCAGGCCGGGCGCTTTCTTTAACTTCTAAGATCTCTATCATGCTTTCTCCCTCTTTCCCTTTTCCATTTTCTAAACTCTGACGCGATTGCAGGATCCTCGAAAGTTCTGCGCACTGCATCGAGCAGAGTGACGGCTGCACGATCTGAGACCTGCGTCGGCAAAGCAGTTAGGTCGATAGATGGACGGCTGTGCGGTTTCGTTGTCGTCTGCATGGTTTTCCTCCTTGGTTTTTCTGTCCTTGGTTTCGGTTGCTTCCTGGCAGTCGCAATGCTCTCCAGGATCTAAGGCCGTGCCGCAGAATGGGCACGTGTAGTAGTCGCTAAAATACTTCATTTTCTCCTCCTTTTCATTTTTTGGAGACGCTTCTCAAAAGCGTGTTCCCATTTCTTTCGGACTCGGCACCGTCCGTGTGTGTATTGATGCCACTGCCTTGGTGTGGCCACTGTCTCGAATTCTCTTTGGGGTACTAAGTAGGATGCCGTCTCTGGCATAATCTTGCCCGTCTTTTCGGTGATTGACCGGATTGCGAGGGTGAGAGCTTTGGCTATATTTTCAAAGACTTTCTGCGCCGTTTCGGCCATTACACCAAAGGCTCGGCCGATGTTTTCAAGCGCCTGCTGCAACCGTTCCATCTCCTCGTCCGTCAATATAATCGAGAGATCGTCGTTGATTATTTCTGCGGTTCCGATAGGAAAGTTCTCAACTATCGCCTCTGCATCCAGTTTCGGGATGTCCGTCATGTACTCGCCGTTTATATAAACGCTGCAGGTCTTTGATTTGTTCATCTTGTCCTGATAATATTTTAGCCAATTCATTTGTTTCTTCAATCCTTTTTTGATTATCTCGATTAAATAAATCTGCAGGTTCTAAATCTCTTACGAATCCTTCAACTATTTTATTTTCTTCTTCGTTCTCTTCTCCAAATATATGTATATCCTTGTTAAAGTCATTGATATTATCATAGTTTTTTTGCTCAACAATATTATTTTCTGAAATTGAATTATTTTCTTTTAATTTTAATTCATCATTTATATTTAATGTTTGAAACAAATTAATATTTTCACTTATATTATTTTCTTTATTAATATTTTCATTTTCTTGATTCTCTATTA